GCCAACTACAACTCCAGGTTTCACCTTTGAGTATAGGCCAGGTATCCAACTTTTGAAAGTCGTTGTTACACATGGCCGCATACAAGTTCTGCGCATACACTTCATCTGCCTGTGCTTTTTTTAAAATCCAATCAGTGCTACGAAGATCATACTCAAGATTATTGATCTTCCATTCTTGAGTTTCTTCAAGCTCGAGAGTTTGTTGTTCCCAGGACTTGTAAAAGCTGATCATTTCTTCAGCGTGTTCAACGGTGGTGGTGCCATCTTCAGCACGTCGTGTCAAACCTTCGATTTGAAATGTTCCTCGCTTAGGGCTTCGGCTAGTCATTGTAGTTTTCTATCTTCGGTAATGCTTTGCAACAGTTTTTCTGCCATCTCTGGGTCTTCGTTGACTAACTCGTCAAGGTCCACAGGTTGGCTTTGTTCATTGATCTCACCAGTTTCAACCAAGCGAACTATCTCCAACATCAACTCATCAAGTTCTTCCTGGGTACCATCAAAGTCATCAAAACATCCAGGTGCAAAAACGACTTCGGGTGTTTTCTTTTTATTCTTCTTTGTCATTTTTCAATCCATTACTGTGTCGGTTTGTGGTGTTTTCTACATCTTGGAATAGACGCTTTTCTTGCTGTGTTAACTCTTTAAAAGTTTTACGAGGATTACCGCACATTACACATTTCGGATTGCCGCAGTTCAATGCATGATGTTTGGCAAACTTGTGGGGCTCTGTTACTGGAACTCCGTATTCTTTAGCAATCTTAACCTGCTTTTTTACTGCGTTTTCGTCTTTGAGAAGACGCTTTGAATGTTTAAATTTGTCGGTCTCGCTGTTCATAAGTAGATTCAATTTTATGTTTGTCGATTGCTTCGCGCAGTGCTTGTTCGATGAGTTGATTAAAAGTCATATCACGTTCGTGTGCCAACTTCATATACTTTAACAGTTCTTCGTCTGAAAAATCTATAGGGACACTCACACGAGTATCGTAATCTTCCCCTGCCCGAATAGCTAGAGCTTTTTGGATAAAGTCGTCATCAACTTCTAGATCAATGTAATCTACTTCATCCCATGCTTGATTGGCCAGCTCGCCTTTGGCTTGCGCTTCATTGCGATGCTTTTCTTGTTTGTTTTCAGCAATCATTCTGTACGCACGATTGTTGGTGTAGTCGCACATGTTGACTTCATAGACCTTTTGTGTCTTGGTGCTGAACACAATGCTAAAACTATGGCCGCCTTCGCCGTGAACACCATTCCATGAATCTAGTGTATAAGCGTTTGGGCCATAGCACGACCAACCATACACACCGCCCTCGGTGATTTTGTAGTCTACCAATTCCATCCATTCTTTTATCGTAATCATAATTGTTCCTTTATTTAACAAATGGTTTCAAGTCTGGGGCAGTCCACCCCACAGGTTTAAGTACCTTACCGTCCTCCCGTTTACGCACCTTTCCGGTGTCCTTGTCAATCTTAGCAAAATTGGTCTTCATAACTTCTTTCCAAGCGCCTTCTGCATCAAATCCTGCGCTATGAATAGCACCAATGGTGACAACTAAAATGTCAATGAGTGCATCCAACACTTCGACGTCATCATTGTTGGATAGTGCTTGTTTTAATTCATTGTGCTCTTCTTCAATCAGTGCACAATACATATCAAATTGTGAGCCAGGCGGACCAGCCACTGTTTGGTCGCAAGCCCGCATAAATTTCTCTTGATCACGAAACGGATTTGTCATGTTATCACCATCAGTTAATTGTTTAATTAATTGCCAACTACCATCATTGAGATCCATCCATTGTAGTGTATCGCCTTCGGCCCAGCCTGTTTCTTCTAAAAGGTCAGGCGGAAAAGTTAACATACCATCGCCAGTTTCGGGATCTTCTTCTACGGTCAATGTCCAGGATTTATTCATAAAACCTCTTTGTAAATTTGGTGGGCTGTCTGTGAGTCGAACACAGCACCAATGGATTATGAGTCCACTGCTCTAACCAACATGAGCTAACAGCCCTTCGTAGTAATTATACACTGTACGTAGTTATTTGTCAATGTATTTTGACTAGGCTAGTATCCAAGAGTCGGAATCTTTGAGTTCAATTGACTCACTACCATCGTACTCGTTTACTTTAAACAACATTCCTTCAGGAACCCAGGCAACGGCCAAGTCCTTCATACCGCCTTTGTAAAGTCCGGGATACTTGAGTGTAACATAAGTCTCCAACTCTGCCCATTGGTCTTTTTCAACAAACACCACAATGGCTGGATCAAACAAGATCTCCGGCACTTCTTGATTCCAAGTACTCCAACCAGCACCAAAGCCGGGTGAATACAGCACTGCCACCTTGCCGTTATCGTTTAGTTTGTTGACTTTTTTCATAGCGTCAGGAATTTACAGTTTCAAACGGACTGAGTTCTTCTTCAACATCGGCTGTTTCATACACCCAATTAATAGGGATTTCCAACATCTTTGCCACAGTCACTGGCAAGTAACCAGCTTCCAGCATTTCGCTGACTTGTAATGAAAGGTCGCTCATCTTACTCATTTTACCACTCCTTTTTGTTGCCATCGGCTTCGTTGTCACGATAGCCTGCGGTGTATGCTATGATTTCTTCGGCAGTCATTTGTGCCATATCAACACGTTGTGTTCTGTGAGTGTCACCCACAAAGTAATGCGGCCAATACTCTCGACCGTAATAGCTGTCTGCGGCACCTCGATCATATGGTCCACCATGTCGTTGATCGTAAGTTGGTTTTTCTGCAATCATTTTATAATCCCACACTTTGTTTAATCTCATAACGAGCAATCTTCTCGTCAAAATACATGCGAACGCCTTCGTTATAAGGGCTTGCTACCACAATCTCACCTAGTTCTACTGCTACGGCTTGTGTAAATTTACGCAGAATACTCTGAGTGTCTTCCATCTGGTCCAAGGGATCTCGGTCCAGAATTTCTGCAAAGTCATTAATAAGTTTTTCTATGTTTGAATGCATTTTAGATTCCTGTATGAAACGGATTGCGTCGACGTAAGTGGGCTAGTGCCAATTCCTTGCTGTCAAATCTGCCACCGATGGGTGTTTGATGTGCTCCACGCACAATGTACCAGCCACCTAGTAAACCGTTATACACAACTTTCATTACACAATCTCCGTTACTGTATAGTTCAAACTGTGATAACCAACGTCATAAGACCCGCCATATCCGGCAAACTGGCTTCCGTTGCAGGTCAACGTGGCCTGACCATTCTTGGTCATTTTTCTAGCCAATCGTAACCACGGTCCACCTTTAGAGGACATAGTGACACGACCATCAGCAGTTTCTCTAACTATGACATCAAATGTAAAGGTACGTGCATTTTTCATATTACATGCTCCAATAAGTTTCGCTGGCAGGGTTGCAACACCACGGAGTGTCTGCATCAATTGTAACAGGCTTACCGCTCATCAAATTCTTTACAACAATTTTTGGAGCACGATAAGTGTCACGAGCAACAATGTTGAGTTGGCTTTCGTTCCAACCTGCTTTGTTGCACAACCGAGTTCTAGTAGCCTTAGCGGCACCAAAAGTCTTGTAAGCCCGAGTCTTGTTGGGACCGTCTGTGACAATAAGTCCTGTACCTTTTGCAACGATTACGTATGACATATAAAGTTCCTTTGTTTCTTACTATACTTCTATTATAGCAAATTGGGGTTTTTTGGTCAACCAAAATCAGTGTTGTTTTTAAACAACACCGCGTACATCAGTATTTAGGTTGGGACGGAGTTCACGAATTAAGGCACGTTCTGCGGTGTGTGCTTCTGTTTTACCACGCACCACTGCAACAATACGGAACTGGAAAGCATCAGTGCCACGCTCACGAATTGCTTCGTACAAAGCCCAGCTTTTGTCTTCGCTACGTGAGCGATAGATGTGCTTGTTGACACGTGTTTTAACACTCTTCAAAACAGTGCTTTCTGTCTTGGCAGTGACGCCAATGTAGAAGTCTGTGCCGCTCTCAATACGGTAAATGATGTGAGTGCGATCTGCACGTTTTTTTCGGGTTGCTTTTTTAATTTCCATACTAGTATTATAGCAAAATGGGAATTTCTGGCCAACCAAAAAATGCCAGATTTCTTCAAATAAAGTGTTGTATTTTTACAACATTAACTGAAATATCGGTAAGCTAGCCCTGCAAAACCGGTAAAAGTCATGATGAAGTTAGTGGTTACTAACGCTGGTTCCTGCCATCTAATACTGACTATTAACCAAATTAATCCACCAATACCCAATATTAATGGACCTTCTGGATAATATCCCAAACTATTAACAGCAGTTCCGATAATCAATACTACAGTACCGGCCCATTTTAAATAGAAATTTAAATCTTTATTCATGTTAATATTATAGTATAAAACAATTTAATGGTCAACCGCTGGTGGTTAAAAATCTTTCAAGGTCGCCCCATAATGTAATCATCATGGCATCCTTACTTCCAAATAGCCAGATATTTTCCCATTTATTTTTTGATTTTTCTAGATAATACGGACAATTGATTTTGCTACTTAATGCCAATAATAGTTTTGGGGTTATTGAAAATGAGTTGATTGAGAATCGATAATATTCAAGATCTAATATATCAACAAATACATCACAGCCTTTTTCAGTCAATCTATAACCACGACTATTATGTTTACTAACCCACCATTGAGATAATGCTTGATCTATGGTTATTTGATTGTCTGTTGGCAGTATGTTTACCAACCGGGTAGTTAAATCACGCTTGATCACCGGGGAACACAGTTTCGCCAGATATTAACAACACCACTGAAAACTTGTCTGTTTTAAATTGAGCATTTAACTTTTTGGCTAGATTCTTTGCGTGTCCAGGATTGCTGAAACTAACTTTTTTATATTTGGGACCTGGGTACTGAGTTAACAGATTACTGGTTTTTAAATTAATGGGTTTTGCATCATAGAATACTGCCCAGATTCCCAGTGACGAAAGAACCTGCTCGGTCTTATAAGTCGCTTTGTTAGTTATTTCTGCTAACACTTGAGGTTTAGGTCTGCTCATCATTAACTCCTGCTATTATTTAGCAGAGTTAGAATGGTTGCCCATTAACTTCAATATTAGTAATACCACTAGTATCCATGGGTTCTTGTTGAGTTTGTAACCGTTCTAGATTTAACAATAGTCTAGTTAATTCTACATGTAGACCTTTTGCATCGCGCAACGGCATAATAAAATCTTTGGCACCACGTGCATCGAATCCTTGAAGCCGTTCAATAAATTTTTCTATGTGCATTATTTTGTTGGTTCTGTATTAAATGGACCTTGATATTCGTATCGTTGTAATGTAATAAGTTTGGGATTTTCCATTGCAATCCATACGCCGTGCTGGCACACACGATACCAACCTGCGGCATACCAGCTTTTGCTTTTACGAGTTTTTGTGTACAGCGGCAAGTGCCGTTGCACATCAAACATGACATTGTAGGCTCGACCCCTGGGGTTGTGTCCGTAAATTAAATTGTCTGTTTGTTTACTAGTGGTCACTGGATCAAAACTAATTCCAGCTAGTTTTTTAACAAGTTTTAAATCATCAAACGTTGATTCACGCCCGTTGATGCGCACTGAGTATCCTTTGGGCATGGCTTGAATATTACCAATTTTTTTAGACTCGTCCCTTAGGATCCAGTATTGATCTGCAATTATGGGTTTTGCTTTAATCATTTGTTTAACTCTCCTTGGTATGTTTGATTTAGCCATCGGCCAAATTGTTCAGCATTTTCACTGATTTTAATTAGTTGATACTTGCCACAGAACTTCATGAAGCGAACTCCCACCTGACCGATGTCTTTGTGACTGAGTTGTTCTTGAATTGCAGTATCAACTTTTTGTTTAATCTCTGCAGGTTGTGCAGTCAAGTCCACCAATGTTACATTACGATTGTAGTCATCAAGCACTCGGTGCTCTTCACCATTGTGGTCGGTCCAACGTTGCAACATGAGATTGTTCCAGGAGTAGCCTTTGGATTTGCGATCCTCGTAGGCTTCTTGTAGGCCCACTTTATTCTTAGTGCCTTTGGTGCGCACACCAGGGTACGCTGAAAAGACATTGTCGCTGGGATCACCACGCATACATTTTTCAAATAGCAACCAAGTTGGGTCCGGTACTGTCTTAGGTGCTTTTGTTTTCTTATCAATCACCAGCTTGTCTTTGTGATCATATATGCCATTGATAGTGATAAGCTCGTCAGTGATACCATTGAACTGTTGCACATTTTCGGATAGTAATTGTACAAAATCTGTGTCACTGCTGATCACAAAATGTTCATCCTGTGGATGCAGTGCGATCCAACGTGCAATGATATCATCTGCTTCAGCTTCTTCGTGACGTATGACACTGCAATTAGTCTGTTCTCTGAGATACAATGTAAACTTGTCGAAGGTCTCCCAAAAAAGTTTTTCTTCTTCAGCTTCAGACTCAGTTAATGCGGCACGAGCCACAGCACGATTCTTCTTGTAAGGCTCGTAAAAATCTTTACGCCAACTTCGACCTTCGAGTGCAAAGATGACATGATCAGCATTGAACTTTTTAAAGACTTTGTTTACTGCGTTGAGTGTAATGTGCAATGCATAGCCTAGTTTTTCTTCTGGTTCGGCAGCTCGAAAGGCAGCATGGCGAGCTCGAAAGAACATGTTTGCTGTATCAATTAGTAAGTAGCGCATAGTGCATTTAAATTAGTTTGTTATCAACAATGTATTGTAACATATGTTTAGCCCAAAAGCAATGGGCATCCTCACCAAAATGCCAGCTTTCTGGGCCAATAGTTGCGTATTTGTTGCTCTTGAGCAAATTATTGTAAGTTTGGTTGGAGTTGTACGGAGCCAAATAGTTAACTCCCCAGTCAAATCTGTGTTTGATGTTAGAAAAATCATTGTTGCCGTTAAAAAACACATGCTTGATATTTTGGTTAGCAAGCTCTTGATGGAACCCCCAAATTATATTGTGCCAGCGCATGGTACATTCATTCCAATCAACATCAACAACAAATTGTTTATACCTTGTTTGCATATCAGCAGGAACATCATCAACGCCACTGGCATTGACTTGATACCAAGTGCCGTCACGGTCCTGCCACTCTTCTCGCTCCCAGGTGCTCCATTGTATTACCATTAGAGTGTTATCCAATGTAGATCTTGATTGTTTAGATATCCAATCTTGTGTGGTTCTAAGTATTCGTTGATTACTACTGGCGCTTTCTGCATCACAGGTAAATGATGCTCCTAGTAAGTCTGCAAGCTGTTGTCCCCAACTTACTTCTAAATTGTTGGGATGTGGCTTACGTTCAAGGTGTATAAATTTAAAATCGTCTTCGGCAAATGCAAATGAATTCACCGCCTCGGCAGCGGCAGTGTGGCTATCACCATTAACGTATAATTTCATGTTGTGTTATTTTAATTGAAGATTTGCCAAATGCTCGCTTACGTCCGTAATATATGTTTTCATAAAAACGAGTAGCACTCATTTTCTTGTCCTCGGGAAAATCAAAACTTACCACGCATGCCTGTTCCAGTGCAGTGTCCTGATCTAAATACCCAAACAGGTTAAGCGTGTATGATGTTTTTGTTGGATAGTTGCTTATTTGATCGTAGGTAACAATTAAGTTGCGTTGGTAGTCAAACAACTGTTGTTGTATGCCACTATCAATTTTGTATGTGTTGGTGACATATTTACACACAAAATCAAACACATAGTCCACTTGCTGTTCTAAATGTACTAATAGCGTCAGACTGGTCAGCAGGTTAATACCAGTCTGTGAAATTTTTTCAGTTACTGGGTGAGGCAAAAACCCATTGGTCATCCAAGCGGCATAGTGTGATTTGATTTTTTCTAACAGTTTACCTATGTAGGGATCTTCACCAACTGCTTGATACAACTCTTGATAAAATTCTTTGTAGTCTATGCCATGGTGCTTGTATAAGAATTTGGCAATTTGAGTACTGAAACCATACATGTGAAAGGTATGCATAAAACTACTCCAAGTCTGTGCTTCAAGCATGTCATTCCACGACATGGTTGATGTTTCGGTGATCACAGCAATGGTTTCAACTGGACCTTCATCTTCAGCAGTGCTTTGACTCATGTAGTCAATTACATCCTTGGTCTGCATTTTGAAAATACTGCGTTGACTCAGATTCATTTCAGCATTTTCCAACAGTTGGCATTGTATGACTTCTATGCCATGATGATTGCCGGCCCGCATTATTTCAAACATACTGTGCTTCCAACTAGAAAGTGTTTCTCCCGGCAATCCAAGTATCAATTCAGTATAAACTGGCACACGATTTTTCAAAGCTAGTTGAAATATTTCTGCAATCTTGTGTTGATTTAAATTGGTGCGTTTAATAATGTCTAAAACACCAGGAGTCATAGTTTGCACACTAACAGTCAACCCATTGTTGAGACATGAAGTCTCTTCAGTGATGCGTTTGACTAACTCAAATACATCGGCACGTTGATTCTTTGCCCAGTTTGTAACCATGTGGTCCGGACTGCCGTGCAACTGTTGTTGTTCTATAATTTTATCAACAATAACGCTGTCACGTTCTAGAAACATACCAAAGTTGGCATCGGCAATTAATAGGCCATTACCATTTTGTGCCAGCCATTCGATATCTGCCAGTACTCTACTGAGTGGAAACTGTCGAACTTTATTGTAGGTTAAACTACCCCAATCACAGAAGGTACATGCATAAGGACATCCACGATTTGTTTCTAATGTTACATTCCAAGTAACATTGGGATTGTTTTTAATAATTTGATCAAACACGCCCACTTGATATGGACTAGGCAACACACTAAGATCCATGATACGATTTGCATCACCAGTGTCAACCGGTGCGCCGCCGCGATTAATCACTAATCCGGGGATTGTCTCCAGTGCTTGATCTTGTAACAACTTAAGAAATGCAATCTCACCTTCTGACTTAATGCATACGTCAATGTATGGGTGGAGTTTAAATATATCTGGGTTCAACACCGCAGGTTCCGGACCACCAAAAACAATTAATACTTGATTGTTTAATTCTTTGATGCGTTGTGCTAGTTTGTAATTGTAATTGCGATTCCATACATAGGTGCTAAACCCAACTACATTGTTAGTGGATAGTTGTTGCGCAAGTTCTTCAATGTTTTCTCTGCGCCAAACTAATTGATCAAGTTGGAAATCTGTGTGTGGTTCTGCATAGGCCCATAAACAACCAACACTATACGGTAAAAAATAAATGTTGAGTTCGGTGGGGCCTTGTCTAAAGTTTGGCTGTACTAGACTCAGCAGTTTGGTCATTCTTGTTTGAGTGCCTTAAATGTTTCCGCGGCCACAACACGCTTGCGTAGGCTTGAACTAGAAAAACTGTGATCACGACTGTTGAATACATGGTGTATGCCGCGGTCAATACCTTCCCATTTACCTGTGAACTCTTTGTCCTCATATTCTGTACCTAAAATACGCACATCTAATGGAAGGATTAGAAGTAAGTCAATCAAGTCTTGCTCAGTCTGATAAACAACAACTTCATCAACATAGCGACATGCCGCAAGTTGTATTTGTCGTTCTACGATACTTTGAACTGGGTGATTTTTAGTGTCTGGTCTATCAATTGTGGGATCAGTTTGAAGTCCGCAGATCAAATAATCGCAATGATTCTTTGCTTCACTCAGCATGGCAATATGACCTGCATGTAGCATATCAAACGTTGAAAAGGTAATGCCAATTTTTTTACCATCAACTTTGAGTTGTTTAATGTGATTGAATATCATAAATGTTTAACAATAAAATCGGCAAATTTTTTGTGCCCCGATTCTGACAAATGACCGGTGCCAGTTCGGTGCTCGCTGTCATTGATTAACGCCCAGTATTTTGTACAAAAATTGTGTAATTGGTAAATTTTCTGATGTTGTTTGACCCATTGCACTGAGTGTAATTTATCCAGGGCCGGAAATGACTCTATAAAACAATCAGTGTTGTCAGCAGCCGAATACCAAAAATAGTTAATTTTTTTGTGTTCTAAGTAGTTACTGAGCAAGAATAAATTTTGATAAAAGTCATGCAACTGCTTGTGCACTTGATTTGAATCTAGCAGTTGACTTTTTTCAAAATCTGAAATTTCGTTTTCTTCTATTAAAAAATCAAGTGTGGTAAACTTTAACTGTGGTTCACTGTTTCTATCAAAACAATTATTTAAAATTTTTCTATTGGATCCATAGTACCATACTTCTTTGCGACGTATAAATGACCATCCTATTATAACTAATGGGTTTGAGAATTTGCAAGAATTTAAAAAGTCTATGGTGCTTCTAACAATGCGGTCATTGTTGCTACCAACCCTTGCAATGTTTTCTACTGGTATATTTAAAGAATTGCCTAAGAAATTTGCGTAGGTCAACGTCTCTGAATACTTTGCTGAATAGCTATCTCCATTAACAATTAACCCATCATAAATCATGATACTTCTTTGCGCCCATTACCTATGTCGCGAATTTGAGAACCACGTCCGGGATTCATTGCTTGCTCTTGTTCCCATGTTTCCATGACCACATGTCTGCAAACATTCAGGAACCAACGATCGATAATCTCTGCATCAGAGTCTGTGGGTTTGCCTTGGTAACCAGCACGTATCAAATTGGCAACAAACTTATCATTCCAGTCCAACTCAAATGCACCTTGGTGCATGTTTTCAGGATCCACATCCATACTAAGAATTGCCACATAGGGCTCGCCTTTTTC